AAAAAAGTTTATATTAATACTTAGAAAGGATAAAAGATGAAACCAGAATATATCGTAGTAGAAAAATCAAAGTATGGAAACATCTTTGTTAAAGGCTCGTTTGAAACTCTTAACGAAGCAATAAAACTAAAGAAAGGTTTATTGATTGTTAATGAAGTATCAAAAAACGAAAATGCCTTAATTATCTTTTGTAATGTCAATGAGAAAGATATTGATTACAATGGGTAAAGTAAAACAACATTACACTGAACTCGCTGAAAAGCGAGTTCAGGAACTTCAAGAGGATTTAAATGAACACTGTTTCACTCTTGGATACAGACGAGGTGGCTATAATCGTGCAGACGATCTCGACACCGATAACGAGGAATTTAAAAGACGAATTAATGAAATTCCTCACGAACTGCTTGGATATGATACTCAAGAGGATTTAATTAACGAGTTAATTAATAATCGAGATGACCTCTGGGCAGAGGAATACCACAATCAAATGGTAGAAAGTTATTGGGGATAATAACTTGTATTATGTGGGATATTCTGGTAGAATATCCCACAAGAAAGGATAAGGACAATGCAAACTGCTGATGTTAAAAAAGAAGAACTCGAAGCATGGTTATCGAGCAGAAGTGCCTTCACAATAACTTACTTCGCCAAGAAGTATGGCAAGATGATATCTCGCATGGGTTATTGGAACGACAAGTGCAGAATGTTTTGGTCATCAAGAGATGTTCAAGCACCTCTTTGTATAACCTACTTTGATGTTGAGAGAAACGATTACAGGACTGCCACTGATATTCGAAGTATCTCAGGAATAGAATAAGCATAGCCATAAGCCCTCATGGGCTTATGAGTATGTTTATAAACATACTAGAAAGGATAATATGCGTATCGAAAAAAATATACAAGTGCCTGACCTTAGTTATTCTAAGACAGGTCGTGTTAGTCCTGTTATGGAACTTATCAGTCAAATGAATTTTGGTGATAGTGTTTTATTCAAGACTAGGAAACGAGCAAACTACTTTTGCGTTCAGATAAGATACTTTCTGAAAACTAGAAAGCAATTAGGTAGAGCTTGTATCAGAAGTATGCCTGAGGGTTTTCGAGTATGGCTACTGCCACCTCATAATACGACTGATAAATATGCTCATGCCATGAATGGACTGCAACGCAAACAAAATGAAATAGAAGCAAGAAGCTTCTAAATAAAAGTACAAAGGTAAGGGGTTATCCCCTTACCCTTATACTTTTGTATAAGAGAAAGGATAAACATGAGCAAACGCAAATGTAAAACTTGTGGTCGCCCTGTGGGTAATTATGGTTATGGTGAACAACGATACCCTTTAGAATTTACTCATAGAGTTGGGAATGTTTCCAAAGATAAGTGGCTACAAGCAACAAGGCAATTTGGCTCTACTTATAGTCAAGACTATAAAGAGGTAAGGTGGAGATTTCCAGCAAATGAAAACTCCCAAGCTTTGTTTTGTCGTCAGATGTGTATGTACACATTTATCGGACAATATAATGAGCAAATTGCTTCACTTCCTGATTTAATTCAGGTATAATGTTTGTCAGAAAGGATAAAAGATGACAGATAATAATCGACTAAGACTGAACGCAAATAAGCGATCAGCTCTTAAAAAAGAGCATTGGAAAGTTGTACTTCAAACTCCCTGTGAGCAAAAGGATAACTTACTAGATGCGACTACTCGTTTCTACTCAGCTCAAGAGGATATACATAAAATCTGTGAGAAAGTAGTTGAAGCGAGATTTCCAAAAGCCGATCTTGATGTTATGCGAAAATATAACAGTGATCGAAGCTATGGAACAACCTTTACAACAATGGATAGTTGCTTTGTTCTAAAGAATGTTGAAGCTGATGCAGATGAAATCAGAGTTAATTTTTCTTTAGATGATGATTTATCGTGTGCATTAAATCACGATAGACTATCAGCAAATGGAAAAAATCCATTTGCTCACTGTCAGTTGATGTATCAAGGTGGGCAAAGTAATCCTCAAATTAATACTGATCGAAGTGCCAACGATAATTGGTTAAGAGAAAACTTTAGTCAGTTTAATATGGGTTATGGTAGGGATAAGGATAATCCCTTTTCACTTGAAGTTGTAAACACAGGTGGTTGTCATTCCAGAGCTTATCAAGTTCAGGATTGGCAATGGCAATTCGTGTTGGCTTTTGAGAAAGCCAAGACAGATGTTATACAGTGTCATAAAGCATACTATGACTATTGTAAAACAAACCAAGACACTATGACAACAGTCATAGACCAAGCTAAATACTTAGATGAAGTTCAAGAGTATTGGACTGACATTGACCAAAGTGTTTTAGTCAGTGGTGATAATATTTCGACTAATCTCGCAGTCGTGTCAGAGGATAGACTAGAGCAGTTGAAAGCTATGGCACAGAGTAGAAGAAAGCCAGATACAGTTGTTGTATCTGGAGTTCAAACTCAAGCATAAAACACTTCAAGGTGAGGGGATATCCCCTCACCTTTTCTTTTTAATTTTCCAAAAAAAAAATAAGGAAAGGAAACAGGCTACAAGCAACTAGTCCTCCCCCTCCCTGGGTGGGGGAAAATCCATATACCCAATTTCACCCCTCCCTAGGGTGGGGAAAAATTTATACTAGGTGCGACAATTTGTCGCATTGACTTACAGGTGGTTTTATGTTAGGCGCGGGTGCGACAGTTTGTCGCATTGACTCTTATGGGATATTCTGGTATAGTAGTAAACAGAAAGGATAATGATAATGTCTGATTTACAACACACTATCGAAGAACACGCGGGTGCTGCTGTTGAAGAAGCTGTCGATAATTATGATTTCGATTCAATTATCGAAGAAGCTATACATAACTACATCAACGATAACCCGGATGTTGTTCGATCAGCTGTAAGAGACGCTCTGTCTACACTATCTTTAAATGATAGACAGGCTATCAAAGATCTGGTCGAATTATTAAACCAGGAAGAATAATTTACCTGGGAGGGCCTTGACGGCCCTCCCATAAAATGCTATAATAAAAATAGAAAGGATAAACATGGAAAAAGAAAACTTAAAAAAGAACAGCTGGTACCAGATCGACAATGGCCTGGGACCTATCAGAGCTAAGCTGCTCGAGTCGCCAAGGCAGGGCAGGGGCTGGAAGACATCACTGTTGATGGACGTTAAAGGATCTGATCGTGGATTCTTTGATGAGATTGGCAGCGTCTACCTGGACGACATCCAAAGGCCTTTGAGCTCTGAAGAGATTAGCAATCTAGATCTCTTCCTGTTAACTTTAAAAGCTTTAAAATTTGATAGGGTGGGACATGAAATTTGAAATAATTAACCACGGAACGCTGGTCGGATTTATTCCGGCCAGCGAAGACGCGCAGCAATGGTGGGACGAGCACGTCCAATGGTGCCCGATGATGGGCGACCAGTATCTGGTCGAGTCACGATACGCGGGCCCGATTCTGGAGGGTATAAAAGCGGCAAGCGACAAGCAACAGGCGGCCCCCTCCCAGGGTGGGGAAAAATTTGAACGCTAAACATGCGACAATATGCGCAGTTAAGCTTATTCCATAAAATGCTATATTTAATTATCTGTAGAAAGGATAAAAAAGATGAAGACATTAAAAGTTAAAATCAAAAATGTATACGGTAAGGATCTAGTCTATCCAGTTTGTCAAGATGCGAAAATTTTCGCTCAGCTTTCCGGCGCCCTAACGCTCAGCGACGGCACCCGCCAGCTCATTAAATCATTAGGGTACAAGCTGGAACAAGTATTAGAAGAGAAGACAACACTATGAACAAGAAAGAAGCTGATCAAATAACCGGAGGGCTATCGAAGCCCTCCAAGATGCCCGGATATGCCTATAACATACCAGCGGCCCGCTGCAAGGTAGGCGCCAAGCTGGCTAAGGTTCCGGGCAGCGTGTGCCATGGCTGTTATGCCCTCAAAGGCCGGTATCGGTTCAGCAATGTAAAAGAAGCATTAGAGCGCAGGTACCAGGCAGCAATGAACAATAAACAATGGGTTTTCGGTATGGTGTATTTAATAAATACATCTAAGAAGAACGTGTTTCGCTGGCATGACTCCGGAGATATACAATCACTGGAGCATTTAAAGCGGATCTTCCAGGTTTGCGAATTGACACCAGAAGTTAAACACTGGCTGCCGACTCGTGAGGCTGGTATCCTTTCTACAATCAAGCCGGAGGATGTGCCGTCTAATTTAATTATTAGATTGTCAGCAACCAAGGTAGACGGACCCGCTCCGAAGAGCTGGGCCTGGACATCAACGGTTGTTACCTCCGGCGCATCGTGCCCCGCTCCACAGCAGGGCAACGAATGCAAAGATTGTAGACAATGCTGGGACAAGAAAGTTAAAAACGTATCCTATGGGAAACACTAAAACGGCCCTAGTTCTCTCTGTCCATAAGGACAGAGAGAACCCCGATCCAAGATTGGATTTTTTACCGGACATATTGACAAAATTACGCCGCGATTTCCTGGCCCACGAGCCGGGGACCGAGGCCCAGGCAACAAGCTACAAGCTTTACGAAAAACATTTAAAGCTCCAAGCAACAGGCGTTATGTATGTACCAAAATTTTAGGCAACAGGTCCCCCTCCCTAGGGTGGGGAAAAATTTATACTACCCACCCAGGGTGGGGAAAAATCTAGGTGGTCAAAAATGTCGCACCTAGAAAATAATAATATCTTTATGGGATTTTCTGGTATAGAGTCTACCTATGACCAAAACACCAAAAACGATTGTTCATGTGAACCAACACATGATCAAGTACAACCGAAAGAACGAAACGAACTTTCCGGTTTTAACGGTGAAGCACAGAGGCAAGACCTACTACGCTCACCAGGTTATTTACCACGATGGTTGCCAAACCATCTACGAACCAGAGAAGCCGCTCAGCTGTGGGGCTGTCTGCTGGATCGAGACTCACGGAGACGTGACTCTCTTCGACTGGACCGCGGTCCACAAAGAAACTCACCCGTCGATCAAGCAGGAGCGCAAGACGCTGCGCCGGCTGGGTTCGCTGTCCTGGACGGACAGCGAGGTGGGAGAGCTGGTCAAGAATGCCGACCCGCGGTTCGATACCGAACTTCGCAAAACCATCGATCATTTCGAAGCTGCCCAAGAATAGGGCAGCTTAATTCTTTAAAAATTTTAAGCCCCGAGCAACCAGTTTCAGTAACAAGCTACAAGCAACAAGCAACAGGCTACAAGCTAACCCCTCCCTGGGTGGGGAAAAATTTTTTAAGCTGATCCCAGCCCTCGATCAACGGTGCGTGGTCCGTGCCTTTCGATACAAGTTCCTGGATCGCGGACCCCGGATAAAGATTAGGGGACCGTGGACCGGGGGTCTTGACTAGGATATAGCTGCCATTTGGATGACGTGTATGGAAGGCAATTTGATGCGGTGAAAAGGTTATTTTTTTACTAGCAGTTACTTTCAACTCAATGGTAAAAAATCCTTTAGTTTCAGTATAACAAAGCAAGTCAGGAACACCCGCAGAGGCCCAACTTTCTAGCCTAACAAAGGAAATTGTGGGAAGTTTTTTCTTTACTTCCGCCCAGAATTTTGACTCTGGTTTCATAGTAAGAGTTTAGTGGATAGTTTGACGGTTGATGCCGGTTAAATGCTCAAAGATGAATATTTGTTCGGGAGTCATTTTGTTCAAATGATGCATTAAAAAGTCGGGACGAAAGAAATATTTCTCTTGCAAAAAATCCATTTGTTCTAATGCGGTAGGACCTTCTCTACCATCTGATTCTATTTCTTCGTCTAGTTTTTTTAGTTCTTCTAAATCTTTTTTAATTTTGGACATAGTGAAACCTTATACTAATTTCTTTCTTAAAGGAAGTGGAAACCGCTATGAAACCAACAAACTCAAAGGAGTTTAGTTTCCACTTCCATTTGTTTACATGTTTACAGCATAGCATTTTATGCTATGTGTGAAGTATAGTACATCTTACTTGCAATTACAAGTATAGAATAATATAAATAATTTATGGGATTACCTAAAGTATTAACCGAACAACAACAAAAGTTCGCCATGTTATTAGTCACTAATGAGGGACGAAAGACACCAACAGAATGTGCAGTCGAAGCTGGATATGCAGAAGGCTCCGCACACGTCAGAGCATCAGAGTTACGAAACCCGAGAAAGTTTCCTCTGGTTGTTAAACATATTGATGAGCTAAGAGCAGAGCTCCAGGAAAAGTATAAGGTCGATTATGGATCTCATATTGCAGAGCTAGCAAAGCTTAGAGAAGAAGCCAGGGAAAAGGGAGCGTGGTCCGCTGCTATTAATGCAGAAGTAGCGAGAGGTAAAGCCGCCGGACTTTACATTGAACAAAAGATTATCAAACACGGTAAGCTGGAAGACCTAAGCGAAAGAGAATTAGAAGCTCGGTTATCTCAGATTATAGATGATAATAAGCTATTATTAGAACATGAAGATGTTGGTAGCTTAAAAGAAAAAGTACAGAACCCCAGAGAAATGAGAAAGGTTAATGATGAAGAAGATAGTGAATTTGCAGAAGTGGAAGAAGGATAAACTACAAGAGTTTGAAAAGTATACTCAAAATAGTGTTCTTGAAATAACCCTGAGTGTTGATGTCAATCCCGCTCGCTTTGAAATCAAACCGGAATGTGAATTCTGGACCGATGATGAAGTGATGTATACTAGAATGTGCAATGTAAAGAACCAA